ATTTCAAGTATCTAACGAAGATGACCATGGATTGTGTGACAGAAGAGAACGTCGCGAAGTTGTCAAAGCAGTATGCGGACAAACAGGCACAATTAGTAGAGCTGGAGACAACGACTGTAGAGCAGATGTGGACGAGCGAGCTGGACGCATTGGATACAGAGTACGCCAAGCACAGGGAGACGCTGCGACTGGCGAACGCCGTTGTCGTATCTGCTGCATCAGGCGCGCAGCCAAAAAAAGCGGTGAAGAAACTAGTGGTATTAGGGAAGAAGAAAGCCTCCACATAAACATAAGAAATAACACCATATATGACACTAATAATACCATATATGACATAGCACACAACAAACCTCATGTATATTTTTCCATTGCATTTTCAATAGCGGTAATAATTCGTTCATTACCGCTCTTCAAAACCCGAAAATAGGTGATCGTTACAAGAAATGACTTACACATTTTATCGCGCGGTGATGATAAAATGTGTAAGTACTATATAGACACCATTTATTATGAACCAAATATCTAACTCGTCACAACCTGACACCAAAAAGGGGAGTGTTATTAAGGCATTTGTGATGACGGGCAAAGAGGTTGCTGGAAATATCGCATATAAGACCGAAATCGTTGATGGGGTTCAGACGTACGAGGGGTTGCCTATTGATATATTTCAGAAAATTATGGAATTAGACCACATGAAAGGCAAATATACAGTGGAATACACTTATTCAAAAGAGGATGATTCAAATTACTCTGATGTGATAACAAACATAGGCAAAGGAAAATACGATATTGGTATTGGAGTATTCAATAGAAATATTGAACGAGAAAAACAAGTGAACTTTAGCGCACCCTTTATGTTGGATCCAAACTGCATATTTCACATTGAAAGTAATAGCATCATAACACTTATCCAGATGATGACAAAAAGTATTGGCAATATTGTATTAATCCTTATTTTACTCGGCATGGTTTCGGGATTACTGATCTACTTTGGAAATCCAGGACGTATGTCCCGATTAAACATAAAATCAAACCGTAAGTTCTTTCTTTATTCAATTATTGCAGGTATGGCAGCAATGTTTGGAGAAATGGGGTTGATTGCGGATGGAGCCACACGTTCCATAAAGGGTTTATTGATATTTTTTGTTACCATGCTCATGGCCTTTATATTTGTTCTTATCGCACAGGCTAGAATGACATCAGCGCTTGTCGATGAAAAAATAGGGTCAAAGCTAACGAAAGGTAATATGCCGACCTCTAAAATATTGGGATTGAAAGGGTATATACCAACGACCACCATACATGAGTATGGTGGTCAAATAGAGTATGTAAAGGACGGCAATATAGAAGGTATAATGACCAAGTATATGGAAAATCCGGATAAATATGCTGGTGTTGCATTATCCTATGCCGACGGATTCAAATATCTAGACAAATATCCAACATTATTTGTTTCATTAGGGTTTGGGGTAGAAACAGGAGGATACCCTATCAATCAAAAAAAAACGAATATATTGGAAGACATTAATAAAGGAATTGTGATTCTAGAGAATGAAGGTACATTGCAAAATACATGCATATCCTATTACGGAGACCGTGAAGACAATCCAATATGCTCACTTAGGTAGTAGTAGGTGTAATAACCAAAAATACATAATTTGAATAAAAATAGAATGCTATATACATTCCATTTTTATTGCTTTGTTATTTCATTTTTTTTGTATTTGATTTCACCACTTGACAGTCCAATCACATCGTCGTCCGATTGATCATATTTGAACACAGCCACGTGCCCAGGATAATCCACATCCCATCAATGAGTGTTCCGCCGCGAGCGAACACCCAGCGCATCGCAACGCAGTGCGGTGCCGATATGAGGAAGGGTGAGAGGAGGAATCCATAAAAGGAATAATGGGCACAATATCTTACGTAGAGCTGTGCGGTAATGAAATGGAGTGTAATCCAGCACAAGTAGACGGCCGATACATTGAACATGCCAACCATATACGGTTTGATATTGTGTGCGCGGTGTATAACGGCTTGGCCGAGATTTTGATACACGATACCCATTTCGCGTTCGTCGGGAATGCCTGTGCTGTCATAGTCGGTGTCGTATTCCAGTTCTTCCTCCTCTTCTATATCTGTGCGAATATTCTCATTGCGGCTTTCAATGCTTTCACAGCTGACCTTATGGCTTGCTCTACTACTAATGCTACTTGCATTGCTTGCACTTCTTGCTGCACGACTGTGCAGCAGACTAGTGTTTTCGTTGTCATCTGTCTCACTAAGAGTGTTCTCTTCTTCGGATTGTTGTGACTCGGTGTCCGAATTATCGGCACTGGAACAAGGTTCTGTCTTGGGTTTGACGCTGGAACGTGTGCTGCATTTGGAGATAGACATTGTATGTAGGTAGGAAGACAACTAAGTATCTGACTGTTATAAGATGTCTCTGTATGATATGGAGCGTATTGTTTCAATTCTTATACTGATTTCGGATTTTCCTCTTTGTCAGCGTTGGTGTTAGTACTGGTACTAACAATCGCGTCGTCCAACCACTTCTCGCTCACCACGTGTGTGTAGGCGATGTATCCCTTCAATAAATGATCCAGACATTTGCCGAAGTACACCTTGCTCATCGAGAAGGGACTGTCTTTGTGTTTCAAATAGTACTTGTAGATGTCGTCGAACGCCAGAGTCCGATCATCGCTGTCCGCAAGCTCGTCTCGGAAATGCGACCGCGCCTTCTCTAATATATTGGAGACGTCAGCGGCCTTATTCCACAATGAACATTCCGTGCGCAGAATGTACTTATTTGCAGCGATCGCCACGTCCTTATAGTAGAACCGCATGATGTTCAATATATCGTCATCAACGATGCGCCCGTTGGATACACATGATTCCTTGTTGTCGCTGAGGAATGTATGAAACAGTAGCGATAATTCGTCCACCTCGTAATCGTTTGCCAGTTTATTGTTGGCGGCCGATGGTTTCATGGTCGCACTCCAGAACGTCATGAAATCGCTTACCACTGGTAGGTGTTTGCTAGTGAGGTTGATGAACGTGTCTGTATCCGCGTCGTATGGGTACTTGGCTTGTAGCAGTGTCTTCAGAGTGGCGTTATTCACCACGCGTGGAATGGCGTATTCGGACATGAATCGTTTCCAGATATACTGCACGTTGCGCCAACTCATTGCCGCCTTTAGTTTTGAGTGTGCCACGATGGCGTCGTCGGCTCCGACCGTGACACACTCGTCGCAGAATTTGTCAACCATTTGTTGCGGGGTATTATTTTTCATAAAGAGAGCGTAGGTGCGGAGCTCCTCGCGCTTCTCCAAGAACGCGTCCGCGTTCGTGTTCGCATTAGAGTAGTGTGCCGCAACGCACAGTAAGTTCAATGCATTCTCCTTGAGCATATTGAACCAGTTGTCGGCAAGTGATGAACTGTTCCGCATGCGAATCAGTCTGCAGTTGGTTAGACTGGTCGTGTCGCAGTACTTAGTGATGAAGTTTCCTGTTAAGTTAGCGGGTCCAGCAACGAGTCCGAACAACATATCCAGTTTCACAAGGTTTTGTTTCGCAGCGGGGGACACGTAGTATGTGCAGTCACATCCCTTCTTCAGAATATTATCACCGATGCAGGTGAGGAAGTACTTGGCTTCATTTCGTGTGAGGAAGTAGTTGGGTGTCAGCGCGTTTAACACTTTCTGTATCGTTGCTGGTTCGGGGAGCAAGTGTTTGAACAGATGTCTGTCCTTTATTTTGCGAATAAGGCTTATCTTGGTTTTGTGTTTCCAGTCGATGAGCGCCTTGTTGTCGTACGTGATGGTGGACAGTAAATTGTAAATGATATCGTCTTCCTTCACTTGTGTGTAATCTGTGTCATCGTACCTGAAAAAGGTGTTCGTGGTTGGCAGATAGTAGTAAGGGTTATTGACCAGGAACACCGTCTTGAACGATTTCAGTTCCTGTTCGAGCATGACCTTGCGCTGCGCATTCTCTTCATGGGTACGGAACTCGTTGGCGAGCGTGATCGGTAGAACACCTGACAGGTGTGCATGGAGCCGCGTTTGCATATATTCGTTGTCTTTACATTGTTCCAGTATCTTATCCAAAAATCCCGCACATTCTTTGGAATATTGTGAGAAATCTGACATGATGTACGAGGTAATTTGCTTAATATACTAGTGTAATTTCTATATTGTATTTACCTTACGATATGTTGGCCATCTTTGCACTACTGTATCCTATTTTGTACGCCAGTGCAATGGTGATGAACATCGCACCAAAGATGGGTATGTATCCCATTCCGAACAACGTCATTAGATTCATGTCTGCCTTGGTGGCAAGTATGCATTTACTGAGACACAGCCATTGTATCTGTACAAACAGTATGCATACAAGTCCGATAGAGAGAAGCCATACATTGGTACATAATGTGGATAGCATAAAACACACCCCTATGTTGTAGTGCGCAATATCAATGAATCGACGGTTATCCGCATACAGTGCGTATATGAGTACGACCTTTGTACATATTGTAAAATATGCTGCACATCGTTCAGACCATATTAGGTCACATAGCAATGTGATCAACGACAATGATACAATCACAAACCATGAAATAGAGTATATTAGACGTTTATCGTGCTGTGTTATTTCGACATCGTATCCTGTGCTATTGCTGCCAATACTAGTGCATTCGCTTATATCGTCTGCGATATTCTCTTCTATTTCAGGATCTGTATCTACATTCTCTATTTTTATGAGGGGGGTAGTAGTTGTACACATGTATACGTATAACCTAAAATATGTGAGATATCTACGTGCATACTGTCAGAACACCTATTGATAATAAACATGTACCAGAAAGAAATGTATATGATCGTGTTCTCTCTGGTGTTCACCTACACAGTTTATTGTTGAATATATTGATATTATTTTATGTAGGGACTTTTACAGAAGTGGCAGTTTTTAGCTTTCTGCGTTTTATGGTTTTTACTTCAGGCGATGCAGCAGATGCTATATATGATTCTCCAGAATGAATGATTTCATTTGTGAGTGTTGATGATTCTTGAACCGTTTCTTCTTTGTTTTCCTCTATAGGGATTGATGAAATTGTTGAACCAAAAGAGGACTTTATAATGAAACATACGTTGTCATCTAGCTGCTTTTGTAGAGTCTTCATGGCAGTAGATGCTATAGATGATTCTCCAGGATGAATGATTTCATTTGTGAGTGTTGAGGACTCTTGAACCGTTTCTTCTTTGTTTTCCTCTATAGGAATTGATGATTTTGATGAATCAAAAGAGGACTTTATAATGAAACATGCGTTGTCCTCTAATTGCTTTTGTAGATTCTTCATGGCGGTCATTTGGGCTTGGATAGTGTCGATGCGAACAACTGTCGCCTGTTGGAAAGCGATTGGAGGGAGTGGCATCGTGAGCATCTCAATATTTTTTGTGGATACATTTGGTTGAGCAGATCCCGTTGATATGTTTCGCACCGATTCTGTAAACCCCGAATACATCATGTAATAATACATATACATTGGATCTATATATGTGCGGTCAACATTAATTTTTGCAACCCGCTGATTCAGATACCACATGTCATCAGTTAGATTCAATCCTACATCGCCCGAAAGTTCTCCTGTTAATGATAGTACCATATCACGTGGATGTACAATATACTTTGAGAGTTTTGAATCCTTTTTTACATATTGTACCTTTTCAAATGAGAGAATATTATTTTTGATGTTTTTAATTTTGACAACAGGTATGCCCGAATCATTAAATTCTTCGGATTTGAAAGCATATCCATTTACAAATGAAATGATTTCACCCAACTTCACCATAGGAAACCCATCAGGATTCACTGCAGGTTTTTCGATCTCCATATAGCGACGCATATCAAGGGAAGATGTTGCGTCAATATTGGAATGAGGAACAGATATAGCCATCGTCTCAGTTATCTCCCCATTATCTCCTTTCACCAGTTCCCAGAACTCCACCGCCTCCGTCGGCTTCCCTGTCTTCTCAAAGAAGATAATAGAAGGTTGGATGGTTGTGTTCATAAAGAACTGTCCTTTCATTTTGATGATTCGTTTCACTTCAAAGTTGTCCAACAGGTATTTGCGAGTAGCGTTATGACAGGATGAGTTATTCATCAGCATTCCATCAGGGACCACTACTGCACAGCGTCCTCCCATATTGAGAGATACCATCATCAGTTGTAGGAATAGAGGTTCAGATTTTGTTCCACGAATCTTGAGTGCTTTCACACGCTCACAACAGTCCGCATGCTTGATACCCTTGATACCGAATGGCATATTTGCAAGAATGATATCGTATCCTGTCTGTGTGAGATCGCCATAGAGTGAGTCTTGAGTCAGAAGATTGGTGCTACGATTGCCACCCGTCTCCATAAATATATTGAGACGAGCCACTCCAGCAACCTTGGGGTCCGTGTCACATCCATGAATCTCCTTCTGCTGTACCGACCAGTCAATATGCGTATTTGTGTGATGCTTCCTGAAATATTTGATGAATGCGGTCAGAAAGCCAGCTGTTCCCATGGAAGGGTCACAAACGGACTCTGGAACACCAGCACTCTTGAATTTAGGCTTACATAGTTTTGTCATATACTCACAGATGAAGCGATCCGTGAAGAACTGACCCAAGTCACGTGCAGCGGAGGAGCCAGTGCGAAGGTGTTGTTCATACACCCAACCCATAATGTCAATCTGACAATCCACCTCCTCCATATTCACATTGTTCATAATTTCCAGAATCTCCTTGTGTTTCTGAGGATTCTTAATATCAAATGAGAACTTATCAGTGCCGAACAAGCGGTCAAAGTGGCGAACCAGAGAATCCTCCTCAGTATGATAGAAGCAGTCCAGCGCCTTTTGTACGCCTCCATTCATTGTTTGTGCCATATCAATAAGAGTTTCCCAAGCGAACTCTTCAGGGACCTCCAACGATACCACCTTTGCACGAGTCATATAACGACTCAGTAGATAGAGGCAGATGTGTCGCATAGAGTCCATACCAGTAATGCTTACGCCTGGACCACGAAGGATGTTGCGAATGCGGATCACTGCCGTCTTGAAAGTTTCAACAGATGCCATGATAGTCTTGTGTCTGTAGTCACATGTTGTGTATTCTCTGTCAATTTTTGGAGTCATATCAAAAAATATGTCTGACTGGGCGATGGTGGATATGTTTAGATATAGTCGGTTTATTTTATTTTATTTTAAACTTTATTTATTTCAAAAAAATACTTGTATTTTTTGAAATATGTGACAATGGTTTTCAAATACATCCTATCGTCCACGTCCAATCACCTTTTTTCCGAACTTTTCACGAAGAGTATTGAAGTTTGTATTGTCCTTACCGAAGAACCCGTCGGTAATGTGTTGCACGGTTGGAAGCCTTACGATGACATCGGTTGGTTGAACACCACGCCATTCGTCGTAAGTATGTCCTACACGTAGGTTGTTTGGATCCAGAACTGTCTTCACAAAGTCAGACCCAGTTAATCGGTCGTTGTGAAATCGCATAGGATGTAGATAGTCATACCACTGTATGTCCCTTGGTCGCGGATCTTCTGGTAGTTCAGGAATATCAATACTACGCAAGAGAGAATAATCTACACTTGTATCAACACCCTTTTCAATACAGATTTCTTGAATGCGTCGACTCTCCTTAGCAGGAAAGAGATTCTTGCGGATGTTTGTAAAACATCGCTTAATTTCCTTTTGTTCTGCTTCAAACTCCTCAATCATAATACACTCTGGAAGACTATCGCCAGTTTCAGGTGACGAAGGAAGGGGGTCAGAAGGATTGACATCTGACTTAGTCCGAAGTACAATCTCGTCACGGATCTGTTCATCACATGAAGCCAATGCTGACAACACTTCTTCAAATCCAGACAAATCCTCATCACCAAGTGTTGGAATAAGAATATGAAATACAGACTTACCTTCAAACCAGCGTCCAGCACGCAGAATCATCTGTGTAATCTGTCCCCGAGATTGCTTGGGATAAGTAATAGCTACTGCATTTGCGATAGGAATATCAATACCTTCGTTCAGAACAAAGCAATTAACTAGAATGGCTCGCGTTGAAGATGTAAACTGTGCGATTGGTTCTTCCAATGCGTCGCCTTTTTCAACACGCAGCACCAGAGTATCAGTTGTCTTCGCTTTGAAGAAACGCTCCAAGTCTTTTGCCTCTTGTGTGGTAGAAGCAAATACGATAAGGTGATGTAGAATATGTTTCTCTTCCCCACGAATAATCTCTGTTGCCCCCCATGCTTCCAAGATACATTCAGCCTTCCCAATGATACCTGTCCCTTTCTTGGCTTCATCACGTAGAGTCCATAGGCGATAGTCAGGTAAAACACCTTGACGGATCAGGTCGCGGATTTTTAGTTCGGCAATATTTTTTCCAAAGATGCTATCGTCATCCATTGTAAGGTATTCTGCATCTGTACAACCATCATCTGTAATAAAGCGTGGAGTATAAGTAAGCGATAGGCGTTTGACACCTATATCTGATGCCTTTAGCATAAGTCGGCGGGTGCGACCCTCGCCTGTTTCATCTCTGGCAACAATACCAGTCATATGATGTGCTTCATCAAGTACAAGCAGTTCAACTCCTATTGTAATGATATCAACAAGTAAATGAGATGACATGTATGTGGATATGACACAGAACATATCACCTTCAAATATAGTGCGAATTGATGATGGATCTGTAGTTCCTGCACCTCCAACAATGTGAATATGTGATTCGGTAAATATACCCTCTGTAATAAGTGTATTCATCCATTGATTTTGGATCTGCTTAGAAGGGCAACAAATCACACACTTCCGCACACCATGAATACCCTTGGATGACATAATGGTTTTGCCTGATCCACAAGGGGCAATTACATAGCCTGCTCTGTTGTCTGTATCTGCCATAAACATAGTAATCGCAGAAATTACTGGTTCTTGAATGAGATTTAGAGTGACGTTACGAGATGTACGAGTCTTGATGTATTGAAGATTCTTGTGATACTGCTTACGCAAGTAGTTGGAAGACTTCTTGGGATGTGAGATTTCAGAGAGTGGTACTTGGCGTTTGACCCATGGACGAGATTCCATAAATCTCTTCACCTCATCATATGGGTTCTTACCTTGGAAGTTGAACCACTCTGAATCGCCAGGCTTTTCGCGCATCATACGATATTTTAGGAACTGGTTATGAATCTCATCTTCTAAGTCAAAGAGTTCATTCCGCGTTGTCGCAGTTGTTTCCCATAGGGCGTCATAATCAATGTCGTACGATGGTGTTAGTCCTGGCGGGCATCCTGTGAGGTAAGTGCTACGCCGTCCATACGGCTCTTCGGTGCATCCAATTTTTCCAAGACATAAAGACTTGAATACGGGACATGATGCGAGATAGATAAACATTTGGTTCATTGCCATATTGTTGTTGTGATACCCTGACGATCAGTTAACTTTGTCTGTCAATTTTTCCAATGTCTGTTTTTACACAATTGTGTGTATGGTAAGCAACCCAACTAACTATATTTTTTCACATACAGTAATCACGTATCTGAATCCATTTGTCCCACCACACAACGTGTTGATATATATTTGTGCTCCATAGGACAGTATATCGAATGCAAATGCAGGGAGTCCGAACTTTTTGGGACAAGTGACGTTGTCAAAAAAGTACTTGTAATAGGGCTTGAATGTGCGACTACTGATGTCATCAACCTTTACTTTGAACCCCACGTTTTCGAGTTGTTTTGTATACTCTTGGATACCTACCTTGTTTGTGTCTGGTATGGAGAACATTTCACTAAACGCATTTCGGTTTATGATGTTGAACATATTCACATTACTATCATCATTGTACAGAATGTCGGCCATGACAAGCTTCCCTCCTGGTTTAAGAACGCGATGCGCCTCTTTGAAGAACTTCTCTCTAGAGTCATAATGAAATGCTGATTCAAGAGAGACAACACGGTCGTATGTTTCGTTCTTCTTATCTAGCATGCATGCGTTTCCTGTATCAAATCTGATGTTTGGTTTTCTGTTCTTCGTTGATGCTAGCAAACGAGACGCTGTACGAATAGATGTTTCATCGATATCAACCCCATCGATGCGTGCGCGGGTCTTTCGTGCCCAATAAAAGTCCTGTTCTCCGTATCCGCATCCGACGTCAAGTATTTTCGTCGCATGTTTCAGATCGCCTCGTCGGAATACCGTGTTACACAATCTCCTATTCGCGTCTTTGAGTGTCAGATTTGGTTTGTCCCAGTACCCGTAGTTCATGAAGTTTGAAGTTTCGTTACCTGTGACGCTTTTAAGAATACGGATCAGCGACGAGTAGGTATTGAATCGTTTGTTCATGAACGAGAACGCAAAGTAGCATATCACTAGAATCACCGTAACACATGGCAGAATCACAATAATTGTGATACATATCGCAATTTGGATTAATAATTTGAGTATCTGAGTGATCTTCTCTAGTGGTTCGCTAATAAACTTGGTATACCCTACATCAAACGTGTGTGTTATTGTGTTTACAAGAAGAGATTCATCCATTGTTTCTCTCTTAAGACTGGATGTATATGTACAAATGACACGAGTTATTATATTCTAGATATACGCATTGTGTATTGAATGGTATTCGGACTATAGGAGTATATGTGCGTTCAAATCAATAATCAATCTACCACATAAGAGTATAAAGATTTTCACATAGAATACATCATACCCACGATACAATGCCAACCGACACAGCCAATAATGTATTGACCATCAAGACTGTCCAGATTTCCCCCTTCAGGACGCTGATGACCGCACTAAAGGATATTTTACTGGAGACGAATATTACGTTTCAGGCAGACGGAATCCGTATCATTAACATGGACAAGAGCCATACCGTCCTCGCCCATATGCATCTCGCTGCACCCAACTTTGAGTTCTATGAATGCAAAAAGGAGAAGATCATCATCGGAGTAAACATGTTCCACCTGTTCAAACTTATCAACTCGATTGATAACGACGATACACTAACTATGTACATTGAGAACGACGACTACGCCGACGGGGTCGTGTCCCATCTCACTCTTAAGTTTGAGAATGGTGACATCAAGCAGTGTAAGACACAGAAACTCCGTCTCATTGAGCCTGATACAGAAGAGCTACAATATCCTAACGTGACATTCTCATCCATCATCAACCTCCCATCTGTTGATTTTCAGAAAATCATTCGTGATTTGTCGTGCATCTCCGACAAGATTGAGATTAAGTCTGTGGGCAATGAACTCATCTTTAGGTGTGCGGGTCAGTTCGCATCGGCAGAGATTCATCGTGCCGAATCGGATGGGAGTATGGGTTTCATCTTGAAACAAGACTCGTCTAAGATTGTGCAGGGAGAGTTCTCGTTGAAGAACTTGGGATACTTCATCAAGTGTACAAACTTGTGTTCTCAGATTGAAGTGTATTTGGAGAACGACTTACCACTCGTGGTAAAATACAATGTCGCATCGCTCGGGGAGATCAAGTTGTGTTTGGCTCCTTTACCAAGCTCGTGAGTATGTACTAATCTATTCTAATCAACCCATAACCATATCATAATCACTATACAAATAGGTGCTTATGATAAAATATCTACTCGTATCCAGTAATAATGTATGTATGTTTCATTTACCGAATCGTTATGTTCTGTGCAATAATTTTCCTGTCCCTAAGTATACATACATACATCGCTCCCTACTCATGGCATCCACAAGATTTAGAGACGATTTCGCACGACAAGAGGACCAGATACGTCAGTCTACACAACCACTTGACTACATACTCAATGCGCCAGGTAATGGTTTGTCACCCGACTACATGGAAGATCCTCATATTCGCCTCCAAAAATGGGGTGGCAACTTGGCGACCAACTCAGTCACCCTAGAGAGCTCGCTCATGGGGTATCGGCAACCACTGAACCGAGACTGTTTAGGCAAGGACGAATACACGCAGCCTGCGGTCGCACCCGCGCCAACAACTGTCCAGTACCCCTCAAACAACTCACTCTATACCGAACAGCCACGTGCCATCAACCCTGCTTGGGAACTACGTGACATGGAGACTACGCAGCACGGGGACCCCACATTTTTCAACCCACAAGATAACTTATTCCAACCGTTCCGTACCAACGTGAGCACGCGCATTTTGGAGAAGGACCATTATAGTCCGAATAAGATGCATGAACCGTTGCGCACCAGTGCGCTTCTACCTGCACACGCTCTGAAAAAATAAGAAGATTTATATATAAATCAAAATAAGATAAGTAGATTCGTCAGGATATTAATCTACTTATACTATATATACTATCACCAATGGAAGTACTTATTCCGATCATCGCAATCGGCGGCTTGGCGTATTCCATGAACGACAAACCAGTAAAAACAGGTTCAACCAAATCTACCGGTCGTGTCCAAAGAAAGACGAACACGAAGACGAACACAAATACATCAACAGAGGGGTATGCGAACATGAATGGTGGTAATGGGGTTGCCTCATCGGTTCCTGATTCTTATCCTGTGACTCAGCAGCAGCAACTAGGTCAGCGGCAGCAACTAGGTCAACAGAAGGGACAGAACAACAACAACAACAACAATCAGAGCAATGGACCATATACCACGCACGCATACACGTCTTCGAACACCGCTGCGGCCAGCTACTTTGATCAGAACAAGTATTACCAGGAAGACGTTCGCGGCAAGGCCGCTGGCAACAACATCCATCAGTCATACTCACTCACAGGCAACTACGTGGACGACAGTAACTTCAAACACAACAACATGACACCATTTTACGGTGGACGAACGACTCAGCAGACCATGTCAGGACAGCAGAGCGATTCCATGCTGGACAACATGACGGGTGGTGGTTCAACAAACACAAAGAAGGTGGAACAAGCACCACTGTTCAAGCCTGAAGACAATGTACAATGGTCGCACGGACAACCCAACGCGACGGACTTCATGCAGTCACGTGTTAACCCAGGCATGAGTCGCAACAACGTGAAACCATTTGAGAGTGAGATGGTCGGTCCCGCCCTCGGAGCGGGGTTTAATAGTGCGGGTCAAGGCGGGTTTAATTCGGGCATGGAGGCGCGCGAACAGTACATGCCCAAGTCGGTGGATGCTCTCCGCGTCGCGACGAATCCCAAGATGGAGTACTCGTTGAACGGACATCAGGGTCCCGCGAACTCCATCATTAAGAACACAGGTATCATGGGAAAGATGGAGCAGCACAAGCCCGATACGTTCTTCACACAGACGGAGGACAGGTGGCTCAAGACCACTGGTGAAGAGAAGGCACCCACTTCGCGATCACAACAGGAGATACATGATACAAGTCGCATGGTGAGTCAGGGTTACTCAGGTATCGCGGCGCCCACGGGCGAGCGCACGGCTGCATACATTCCTGGAAAATATGAGGAAACACAACGCATACAGCTACCAGGAACACCTATTACTAATTTGGTGGGTAATAACCACGGTCTGAATACTACAGCAATCAAGAAGAGTTTCCACAATAACAGCACAAATCGTTCTATCAACGATAGTTCTGGAATCGCGCGCATGTTTGGAAGTGGTCTATCTACTGCGATCGGTGCAGTCATTTCCCCTTTGACTGATATGCTCAACCCCACGAAGAAACAGGAAGTGGTCAACAATATGCGCATTTACGGCGATGCGGGATCAGGAGTGGAGCGTGCGCCCTTGGTGAATCCCAACGATGTGACCCCTACCACCACCAAGGAGACGACGCTGTTCTCACCTGATACATACATTCAGAATCAGTCTGGAGATGCTTACCTCGTGTCACAGCAGCAGGCTGTGTATAACCAACGTGATTCTACGAATCAGTCGGCTATTAATGGCGTGGGTGGATCGGGAACCACACATGGGTCGCGTAACTACGCTGCAGCATATAACCAAGTGAATAACGAGTCTAAGGAGAAGTCCATTGTGGGACGCACAAACCATGGTAACACGCAGATATTCAACACGAACCTGAACGTGTCTGTTGCCAAGAATGAGAACGACCGCGGGAACAACCGTATGTGGGCGCCATCGAATATGCCGTCGCAGTCCATGTCCAAGGAGATGTACGGGAAGTTTACCGAGCCACAAGGGTACCAACAGAACGTGGCCATTGAGCGCATGGCACCTGACCTATTGACCGCGTTCAAGGCGAACCCTTATACACACAGCCTTACCTCCTCGGGGAGTATGTAGATATGAGTGTCTGAGAGACATTCGTCTACTCTAGGCGAAAAAAATCACACCCTACACAAATAGATACCAATGTATGCACAAATAAATCGCATGGGGTCCGATATGTGCTTCACTGTATTTTTTTTCGCCATATACGTTCTTAATTACATAGAGGAAACTAAGTTCTATAGTCCTCTCGAAGACCTTATGCATGACGACATATATGAATACTATGATGGTATTTGATTGGTTATTTTTATTTTATATAGGCGTGTATACTATATAATATAAGGGGTTTGGTATGAGCAGCAGTGCTGGAAACATATGGAGTAGTGTACCATCACCAATACCACCACCACCACCACTACCACTACTATTACAAACTGAATATGATAAGCAACACGCTGCTGACATGGAATACCTACGAAAGGTGAGAGAAGCAAGACATAATAAGAAAAATAAGCTAACACCAGAAGAAATACAAGAGAAGAAGGACAGGGAAAAATGGGCAGAGAGAGAAGACAAACTCATCGCGCAAGCCAAAAAAGGAATCATATCATATGAGGGTCGGACGTCACCCATCCCGATACCAAAACCAAATGGACCCTATCTTTTTCGTGGCGGTCGTCTTCGTCGTAGCCGTCGTTCCAAAACCGTTAGCGGTAAGAGGTCGGTGAAAACCAAGAAGCGCAAGACTAGGGCAAGACGGGGTCGTACTAGACGGGGTCGTAAGTGTAATTGCAAGAATAAATGCAAATGCATACGCAATACTAGAAAGAGTCGAAAACGCTAACAGTATATAGATGGTATGTATCAATTAGTATACACACCATTTCCACATAGAATAGATAATGAACCTACATCAGGATATCACTGACAAATTGGATAAGTTCATATGTACATGTACCATCCCCCACATCATTTTCCACGGTGCATCAGGGTCGGGAAAGCGGACGATCATGAACAGTTTCATCAACCGTATCTATAATGACGACAAACAAGTTATTAAGGAATATGTATTGTACGTGAATTGTGCTCAGGGGAAGGGGATCCGATTTATTCGAGAAGATTTGAAACATTTCGCAAAGACCCAGATCAATACGCGTGGTGGTAACTTCTTCAAGAGCATTATCTTGTTAAATGCAGATAAACTCACCATCGATGCCCAATCCGCTCTGCGCAGATGTATCGAGGTGTTTAGCCATTCTACGAGATTCTTCATTGTCGTGGAGGACAAATATAAACTTCTCAAACCGATTATGTCACGATTCTGTGAGATTTACGTCACAAAACCCACCATTGATGGTGTTGTCATGAACTTACACAAATACAACGTGGACCTCACGTTCGGTGCATGTCGAAACGATACGGCACGACAGACGTATCTGAGACGAATGCTGAACGATGTGAGCAAGGACCCAACTGCTGATAATGTGCGCGCATGTGTGGAATCATTGTACGATAACGCGTACTGTGCCGACAATATTGTCAATATGATTGAGGGTAAGCACGCATTTAATCTGAACAACTACAAGAAATACACAGCATTGTTCCGTTATAACGAGGTGAAAAAGGAGTTCCGAAGTGAATCAATGGCCATGTTCTTCCTGTTGTCTGTGCTGTTTTTACGTTTAACTGAGAGTTTAGAAAATATGCTACTTATGTAAATGGATGATTTCACAGTCAGCGGTCTTCAAGAGTCAAAGAATGAATGGGCTGCGCGTTTGCTCACAATTCTAGCTCCTCACATCATTGACGGGTTCAGATCTATACTAGACGAGTCGACCAAACTATGTAGCGAGAACGATGAAATGGACAAGTACCTCATGACGTTTCAGAACCTCATCGCCCGTATCCCCAAGTGGAACAGTGAGATCATGACGAGCGAGACACAACGGATAATTGAAAAGAGTGGGTGTGGATATCTTGAAGATCTCATCACATGTATTCATGTGATCCAATTGAAGATTCTCACAGCGGTGCGCGTCGGTCAGAAGCAGAAGAAGGTTGATCTGAACGTGATGAGTATCAATGATTTTATCCACAAGGCCTATATCAACTCGGCTCGCCAAATGTATAAAAATGTGTACCTATTTGACCTCGATACGCCACCACTACAAAGACAGAAGAACAATCGCGAGATTGAGATGATCGTACAGGAATGTATCCTCAATACGATTCGTGATAGTATCCCAGTAGAGACCATCCTAAAATGTTACATGGATGAGACGACAGAGGACGATATCACTGAGGAAGTGAAGGAAGAGGACATCACACCACCTGCGCCAGTAGTAGCACCAACTCCTGAACAAACAGGTGGTGCCACGACGGAAACTGGTGTAGAACCCAAACTCATCGTGACTGATCCATCACCCGCCCTACCCGCACTCACCGAGACTGTATCTCCACAATCCCTATCGTTTAACGATGTGGATAGCGCAGTAGATACAGACAAAAATGAGTTCTCAATCGTTGCACCTAAGACGATATCTCGTCTGCAAGAAATTAGCGATAGTAGGCATGCTGCCCGCATGGCAGAGGAGGAGGAAGAAGATAACGATAGTGGTGGATATGGAGGAGGAGATAAACTAGTCATCTCTGGTGCGGACATTAAGCTTGATGAGATGGATATCCACAACATCGACGAGCCTATGATCAACACGGCTCCTGTACTACTCACTGAAATAGAGATTCTGGATTAAGTCAGTCGGACACAATGTCGACAATGATTCGCGTTGTTTCCGTGATATGTTTATAACAAAGTAGATAAATGAATACGATTTTGGTGGCAGCCTTTTCCGTTGTGGTATATGCGATTATCCAAGTTATTGATGCCAAAATGGTACAAAAAGAACGACCCGACCCCAAAGCCATTGCGCGCAGATGTGCGATGATGTTCAGCAGCGTCCTCGCGGGCATGGCTCTGTACGATCAGTTCAGTCCGCTCATGGCACAGATAGGTGATAAGATGGACGGGGCCTCCGTTGTCGGTGGCGCCGCCACCACCACCGCAAAGGTGTTTACTGACGCGCCAGGGTTTTAGACGAATTATCTATTGGTCAGATAGATCCATTATTCATAATTGCATAGACATTCAGTATCGTCTATCTATGCATTTGTAAAACACAATATCTCAGCAGAGTGAATGGTAGTTTGTAGCGAAAGAACTTAATTTGCACGAACATCCATTGTCGTCTCGCTTGATGATATTGACGACATAGATCCTCTAGATCCTCTAGATCCTCTAGACTCTCTTCTCCTTGGCGAAGAGCCTTCGCTAATCTGCTGCTTCAACAGTCGCAGTTTTCCCAAATCAATCAATGGGATCAACTTTTCATCAATTATCCCGACACATCGCATACATACCACATAGGTTGTATCATGATAGTGTGGGAATATCATACAACACTTGTCGTGGTTGCTGCATACTCCATCACCACATTTATTACAACACTCCGTTATTTCGGCTAGACCACATGTCTCGCATGGGTCAATCAGTTTGTCCACATTAGGGTGTTTTTTTCTACTCTTCGCGAGAGGAGAGGTATCATAACTGATACTGTTATGGTCTCTGGTATGTCCGAATACATATATCATGTTGAGATATATGTGTTATATGATTTGTTGTTTGAATACGACGCTCGTATTAGATTTCGTTCAATTCTTATTACATTTTTGTCCGCAAAACGGGGAACTCGTCAATCTTCATCACGTTTGACACCAGCTTCTTATGAATGTCCTTCTTTTTTACAATATATTTCTTAAACTCTGGACGATTCAATTGAGCCTCGGGAGTATGACGATGTACGTGGCGAGCGATCATCTTGTACAACTTGAATGATGGATACCTCTCATCTCCATTTGACTTGTACAGCACGTTGCGACCGACGTCATCCATACACCACTCCTTAATGAGTCGCACGACTCCTCGCGTTGCGGGATTGGGGTTATCCTCCTCGTCATCTTCATCGTCCACAACGTCATCATACACTGAACATGCCAGACGACATAGATCAAAACTGAAGTTCGGTTCAATGCGTGGCTTCTCTGCGTTGTAGTAGGGTTCAGTATTGTATTGTGTAGATGCGTCGCCACCAGGTTTAAAACTATCGCTGCACATCACGGTATCATTGTATGTATAGATACTGCGACCAAAGTCAATGATCTTCGCGATACGTCCAAATGTGGGAACCTTGTAGTACACGTTCTCGAACTTATATAATAAAAATTGCTTATTTGTCTCATTGAACATGATGTTGCTGCTATGTAAATCGTTATGTGTAAACGAAAACACGCGCTGATACGTAAGTAGGGTCATGATAACTTGCATAAGGATACTGAACCATTCACTATCGTTCAGTTCCTGGTCGTCCATGAGGTCGTCCAGAGTGTATTCCATTTTCTCCATGAAAACTAGCTCCACTGGAAACCGTGGAATGGTAGCCAGAACAATTTCCTCGTCTTCACTCGATCCCGTCTCGTCGCTCCAGCTCCCTTCAGAACCAGAACCAGAACCAGAACCAGAACCAGAACCAGAACCACCAGACGATGTACATGATGTGCGCGACGAACAACTCGATGATGAACTACCACTGTCATTATCGTCATCATTGATATCTGTACCATCACCAGTATCGTCGTTATTTGATGGAGTAACGTCGATGAGTTCTAGATCGGACGTCGCCAGGTCGGACAAGGTGAACACAGTATCGCCACATTCTTCTATACCTACATTGGTCGGAACAAACAAATCATCATACGAAATATCAGCAATGTCCGATATCGTTTGTACCAATCCATCACTCACTGTCGCGTTTGCCATTGTCTCGATAGAAATGGGAGGCATACGTCCACCCCGATTAGAACCATTATCGGTGATATCGTTGATGAACAACGAGTAGTCTTCCACCTGAAAGTCTACATTCTTATGTTTGTTGAAAAACGTGGATGCATGTAGGTACTCCAAGTCGTCATAGATATTCACATTTAGGTTTTGCTTAACTCCCGTAAATGCACCATAATATGAGATACCATGTGCGAAATTGGTATGAGACTGGAGCAGGTTTGAAAAATACACAAACATACCATCCACATATGCATTGTTGTTTATGTCGGTTAAACAAAGGTTGGATTTGCTGGAGTCGGAGAACGTTGGAAGATTAAAGATATCGTCATGTGAGAACGTCTTCCCTACCATGTACTTGTACGGGTCGGTCAATGGAATGATCTTGCAGAACACCGAGTCTGTCATTGTTTTCTTATCGTCCGTGCTAGATAGTTCCACTTTGTATGTCGTATCCGTCTCTTTTTGAATAATGCGCGTCACTTGCATCGGGTTATTCAGATTTACACAGTCACAGTTTGTCTCATTCATTTCAAAAAAGCGATTGTAGATAGGTATGTAATTCTGTACATACTCCATATCCATGCCCCCAGACTCCTTAAGTTGCGCGAACAGATTAGAGTTCCTGCGCTTTGTGTAGTGGACCTTGCATACCGATTCACTTTCTACGGATACAGAGTCGTTCATTATCACCTAATGACATTTATAACTTCGTATTTATACGCTTTGTCTTTGATATGTGAAGATGTGGTTGTGAGTGATACTATGCGCGCGTTTATTTCATCCAAAATATTAGAGTATAAGACAGTATACAACATGACACTTGAACTCAAAAAATTCAGCATGAAGTCCATCAGTTTCAAGCCCGATGAGTCCAAGGGACCTGTCTGTGTGCTTATCGGGCGCAGAGATACTGGAAAGAGTTTCTTGGTTAGGGATCTACTGTTCTATCATCAAGATATTCCTATCGGTGTCGTCGTCGCGGGAACGGAAGAAGGAAATGGATTCTATGGAAAACTTGTTCCGAAACTCTTCATTCATACAGAATATACTTCAAGTATCATTGAAAACATACTTAAGCGGCAAAGAGGTGTTCTAAAACAGATAAAAAAAGAGCTAGAAATGAAGCGGCGTTCCACCATCGATCCGAGAACGTTTGTTATTTTGGATGATTGTTTGTATGATGCGTCCTGGACCCGAGACAAACTGATGCGACTATTGTTTATGAACGGTCGTCACTGGAAAATAATGCTTATCATCACCATGCAGTACCCGCTCGGTATTCCCCCGACACTGCGTACCAACATTGATTTTGTATTCATTCTACGAGAACCGTATATCGCCAACAGGAAGCGCATTTACGAGAACTATGCAGGCATGTTCCCCACCCTAGAGTCGTTCTGTCAAGTGATGGATCAATGCACAGAGAACTACGAGTGTCTCGTGATCAACAACAATTCTAAATCAAATAAACTCAGTGACCAAGTGTTCTGGTACAAGGCCGAAGCTCATAACGATTTCCGACTGGGATCAAAGGAGTTCTGGGAACTTTCAAAGAACCTAGGATCGGACGACGAGGACGAAAAATATGACCCGTCAGCGGCAAAGAAGCGTGGTGCTGGACAGACCATCAATGTTAAAAAGACCAAATGGTAGAGGTGGTAGTGTACTAATACCGTAGCATAACATGATATAGTGTTGAATTATTCAACATATTATCATATAATAATCATAACACCTAAACAGCAGCAAGCTTGGACAATCCGCGATCGGTATTTAAGTCAGTGACAACGTTTTCGCCCTCAAACAACTCGGAACGGATATCGCCCACGGATACGGTATCGGTAGATCCAGTCAATGATGCCTCCTGGGTGCTCACCTTGCCCACAGAGATGAGGTTACCATCTTCGTCCACATCCTGAGTGAGTGTGGTGTTGTATTTCTCGGCCTTCTCCATGTTGTCTTGGATGGCATCCTTCTTGGTCTCCTTCAAACGCTTGTCAAATGAAGCCTTTGCGAAATCCTGGTTCTTGATTTTCTCCTGCATGAGCTTGTTTAGTTCATCTTCCATATACTCTACACGTCCCGTCTTGTAGGCATCTGGTTCCCATGGCATCCACATACCGACAGGACCCACATATACATCGTGGTTAGGATCCACCTCGCGTAGCATCTTGCATCGGAGTTCGGCCTCCTCAAGTGATGGATATACACCACGGACCTTTAGCCCACGCACAGCCGTCTGGAAATCATGTGCTCGGAGAAACTCGGCGTCCAATTGTTCCTCTTTGGCATCAACAAAGTTCTTGTAATCGGAGTCCATTGATGTATCCTTCAATGTATCAATCTCATCCTTGGCGAACTCCTTGAAGTCGTCGAGTAGCGCATCATTGGACAGGTTATATTTGTATGACAAAAAGCTCAAGAACTGGTGATACTTCTCCATGGACTTGGAAAGCTCAAACTCTTTCAAGAATCGCTCAAAGAAGAAGATTTCACGGTTCTTCAGAGTGGTTTCTGGGGAGACGAAAGACACACAAGTGAACTTCTGGTTGGCAATGGGTCTATCCTCATCAAGCACATCAACATACTTTTTATTGGGTGTTCCGTCTGCATTCATTTTTCGTGTAAAGTTAGAAGAATTATCGGCGGACATTATACACTACAGAGCCTTGTATGTCTAAGTTCTTTGGATTCATTCGGTACAGATGGTCCATGTTCGGTCCAATAGGTCCATTATAGTCACTATTCTTTAGCGACATTGTTGTCATTCATAGACATCTCTAGCGAAATATTTTCTCCACATTAAGTATAAATCAATGTTTGACGCTTCTGAATTGATAAAGCGCGTTATTAAGTACTTGGTGGAGGGTCTTATGGTAGCTATCGCCGCCTATGCCATCCCTAAGAGATCTTTGAATATGGAGGAAATCGGTCTTCTCGCACTCACGGCTGCTGCCACGTTCAGCATCCTGGATACCTATATCCCCAGCATGGGTGTTACCACTCGCTCTGGTGCAGGATTCGGTATTGGTGCCAACCTCGTTGGCTTCCCTGGAGGACTCTAAATATACCCCGTCCATAATAAACCATCAACACACATATACGGACCATCATTATCCGTTCCGTATATGTTTCTACTTTAGCTTTTGTGTATGACAGCCTACACAGTTGCGATGCCTACACAGTTGCGATGAACTCCCAGTCCAATTCATCGCAAATCTTTTTCCAGATCGCATCCTGTTCAATCAGTTTCTCTCTATCTTTTAGCATAGGTATGTGTTCCAAATATTTTGTCTGGTCGAGCAACTCAAACAACTTGAACACCACGTAATAATAGTGTAGAAAGTTCACTCTGTAGTCGGGACAATGTTTGGCATATGGGCACTGAATTTCCATGAAGAAATTACATAAGGTCTCCTCTAACTCCTGACTTATCAGAACAGGGCGTATCCCCAGCTTGTTCTTGATGAAGTTGATGTGCTCGTAGTACTTATTGTATCCTAACTTTTTCAGCAAATCTTTGCACATGTAATACGTCAAGTCGTCAATCACGATGCGCTCCTTCTTGATCTGTAATTTCAAGTTCTCAATCACCTCTTCGGGAATCTGTGTCGTCTCCTTTCCCTGAAACTGAGATAGAATCTCCTTGAAATGATTGATCTTCTTGTAGGCGTAGAAGCACACCTCCTTAGGAGGCTCCTTGTACGACGGTTTGTCGTTCTCGATAAGATACTTCACGCTACTACTACACAGAGTACAAATCATCACACCTTCGTCCTCTATAGGCACAAGCTCGCCCTTGTAGCAAGACTTGCACACGTCCGTGGCATACACATACTTACTCACATCCAAAAAACTATTGTCGATATTAGACAAGTATCGCTGAATAATATTCGTATTGTTCTTCTCCATACAACGAATGTTGTCCTCCGCATTCGTATTTAGTTTGAAAAACGTATCCAATTTCGTATTGAGTGTCACATCTTCGTCGCCCTCCGATATCTTCTTCTTGTTCTCAAAATATCCAAACACAAACTGCGAATTATCCAAGAAATACTTGGACTTATTTCGCTTTAGTCGGACGATCTCAGCTTTGATCACATCTATTCTATCCTTACGGTCCAATTGTTGGTCCAATCTCTGACCAGAAATAGCTGTGCCCGCGGAGCGCCGATGTTTGTCCTTTAACGCGCGCAACTCCTTTGTTAGTTCATCGATGCGCAGCTCATCTGACGAAAACTCAGACATCTTTTCACAATGCTTACCATCTAGCGTAATGGTACTCTTCTCGCTCACCAATATCTTCTTGTTAGTTTTGGGTTTGAACGATGGCATGACAGAACAGGAACGGGACAAGAGTAGGTATATTATATTATATAAGCAGTTCACTCTATCCTAGTTACACATTTGATTCTTTGTACTTTGTAGAATGAGTCAGAGGATTTGTTTAGCAATGAAGAATGGAACAGATTTTCAATAATGACATTGGTTCAAAATCGTAAAAACAAGAGAGAAATGGTGTGTACTTATTGTACATAATGGATATAGTGAAGACCTTGCCTGCGAACGACAACGTTAAGATGGACCGACATACCTTCATGAAAATGTCGTTCATCTATACCGCAGTCAATGGCGGATGGACCGTGAGCAAAAAGAAGGACAAATACGTATTTTGCAAACCACATGAGGGACGCAAAGAAGTGTTTGAAAACTCTTACCTTGAAGCTTTCGTAAAAACCAATACAGAACTTATTTCAAAATAGTTGTATAATCGCACTATTCGTCCTATTCGCGTGTTTCTGCGATTTTATTATCTTTACTAGTATTATAATCATGGGAGGAGGCCTTATGCAACTAGTCGCCTACGGCGCACAAGACGTTTACTTGACTGGAAACCCCCAGATTACCTTCTGGAAGGTGACCTACCGCAGATATACCAACTTCGCCATTGAGTCCATTGAGCAAACGTTCAACGGACAGGCCGATTTTGGCCGCCGTGTGACATGTACCATCAGCCGCAATGGTGATCTTGCCTACCGCACCTACTTGCAGGTTACTCTCCCTGAGATTAACCAGTCTATGGGTACCGCAGCCACCGCCGCCGTGTATGCACGCTGGTTGGACTTCCCTGGAGAGCAACTCATCTCCCAGGTAGAGGTTGAGATTGGAGGACAGCGCATCGACCGTCAATATGGCGACTGGATGCACATCTGGAACCAGCTCACCATGACTGCTGACCAGCAGAAGGGATACTTCAAGATGGTTGGTAACACCACCCAACTTACATTCATCACCGATCCCACATTCGCCGAGATCGATGGTCCTTGCGATGCCAACGCACCCCGCCAGGTGTGCGCTCCTCGTAACGCACTCCCCGAGACCACTCTTTACATCCCCCTCCAGTTCTGGTTTTGCACCAACCCTGGACTCGCTCTTCCTTTGATCGCCCTTCAATACCACGAGGTCAAGATCAACTTGGACTTGCGTCCCATTGATGAGTGCCTATGGGCAGTCACCGCACTAGGATGCGAGGCTGGTGCCGCCAAGACGGCCGCCACCGCAACCATTGCCTATAACCAGTCTTTGGTCGCCGCTTCCCTATACGTTGATTATCTGTTCCTTGACTCCGACGAACGTCGCAGATTCGCACAGAACCCTCACGAGTATCTTATCACTCAACTCCAGTTCACTGGCGACGAGTCCGTCGGATCCTCTTCCAACAAGATCAAGCTCAACTTCAACCACCCCTGTAAGGAACTCATCTGGGTTGTACAGCCCGACGCAAACGTCGACTACTGTGCTTCCTTGATCTGTGACTCCTCCCTTTTCAAGGTCCTCGGAGCACAGCCCTTTAACTACAGTGATGCCATTGATGCCCTTCCCAACGCACTTCACGCATTCGGATCCCCTCTTGGTGTTGATGGTCCTGATGCTGTCATCAAGGATAATGCATTCGCTGATCCCACCGCCATTGGCAAGACATATGATGCTAGTTCTGGTCACTTTGACCTCATCAACGATGGTACCCTTCAGAACTCCGCCGTCTCTGACGCTGGATCCTTCGTCATGGCCGAGACTTCTCTCGACATGCATTGCTGGGGACAGAACCCCGTCGTCGTCGCCAAGCTTCAGCTTAACGGACAGGATCGTTTCTCCGAACGTGAGGGATCCTACTTCGACGTCGTCCAACCTTACCAATCACATACCCGTCACCCCGACACTGGTATCAACCTTTACTCTTTTGCACTCCGCCCAGAGGAACACCAACCTTCTGGCACGTGTAACTTCTCCCGTATTGACAACGCCACACTTCAGTTGGTCCTTTCCAACGCTTGCGTTGCCGGAACCAACACCGCAAAGGTCCGTGTCTATGCCACTAACTACAATGTCCTTCGTGTCATGAGCGGTATGGGAGGATTAGCGTATAGTAATTAAAACTAAGGTATTTAATCGTTAATTGGTAACAACTTAAAGACATTCATATTATATATAGTATAACATGAACTACACTGTGGAGTATGGTTTTGACAGCGAGAAGCAGTGCGGAAAGGTTACTTTCAGCGACAAAGTTGTTCTGATGGATTTTAAGGACTTATTTTCTATCATTAATCATGATAGAACATTTACACGATACACTTCCGAGAAGCAGTTCCCATTTTATATGCGAAACCAACAACTGGTGAGTTACATGGAACACATTTTTAAATATTCCCCCGAGAATATAAACTATATTTTTAAAAATGGCGATTCATATGATCTACGACGGTCTAATGTTGAAATATTTCATAATTATCACACAACTGTCACCCAAAAATATGAGGTGACATCTTATCAACTTGGACATATTACTACCAATGGAAGGTCTGCGTATACAATGAAAAATCCTATATGGAGAATCAATGAAAATGGGACTGAATACATGTTGATGTATTGTGAAAAGGACACGTTATGTAAGTTATGTCCTATATCATATCAAAAAATACTAGATTTTGAGAATGAACAAAATAACAAGAAAAAACTTACTTTCTATAAACATACCAATGGATATATAGGTTCTCATGTTGATGAAACAAATGGATTACTCATTCATCAAATTATAAACGACTGTTATGGTAATGGAAAAGGTACACACCTCATTAGTGTTGACCATATGGACCAAGACCCATTAAATAATACATACGATAATTTACGTATCACAACCAGAAAAGAACAAGAACAAAACTCAAATGGTATCAAAAAAGGTACGAAACGATCACGAAAGGCAGACGCCCACCCCTACCCCGAGGGGATCACCCATGATATGTTGCCTAAGTATATACATTATCCCAAACCAGAAGAGTACGGCACAAATGGAAAAACTCGCACCTGTTTCATTGTAGAAAAGCACCCCACGCTCATAGCCCACAACAAGAAGTCACTCTGCTCATCCAAGTCGGAGAAAGTATCTCCCGAGGAGAAGTTGCAGCAGGCGATCGACATCTTGGCGTATCTGGACAAGGGCGAGATGCCCCCAGAAAAAGAACCCGCGCTCCCGAAGTACTACTCGTTGTCCAACGCCCGCGGCAAGCCGCATTTGGTATACGAGCGAAGACGCGAAGACGGAACGCGCATGAACGTGAAGATGGTCTTGCCCGAGGACTTCGAAATGTCTTCGCAGGTGGAGCGTTTGGCAGCGAAGGTGTCGGTTAAGTATCCGGAAGTATGTAATTTAATCTGCGTGTAGTATAACGATGCCCGAATTAGTAGATGTGTTGTTAGAAGATTTAGAAGAAGGCAATGAATACTCGGTGATTTTTCCTGTAGGAGTAAATGGAGAACATGAGGCATATATGGCAGAATTTCAACATACTGACTACGGTGAATATCTATTTAGTATAGTAAGTATTCTTTCTGAATTTGCAAGTAAGGAAGAAAATGAGCAGTTTAGCATACGCACAGGAGAACAGACTACTGATGTCCGTGACCGAACTAAGTATATGGTTCTAGAAGAACAACATATCCCATTTCCACCTGAATTAGAGGATGCCCATATAGACACCAATACTGATGATGAGATTAATAGGATTTTAGATCAACGAAATAGGGAACATGAATCAGAACGTTCAAGAATGTTACGAATGCTTATTATGGGTAGTAGGCCGTCTCGGTCACCGTTATTGCGAAGTGCTCAAAATAGTCCATTTATCGGGTCGCGGTCGCGGTCGCACACGCCCGCGGGCGGGCGCCGCCGTCGGACGCGCAATGAGCGCACCAATACGCGACGCAAAAGAAAAAACAAACGCAAAAATAAAACGCGGCGCACCATGCCTCGCAAAAGCAAAAGAAAAAACAAAAACAAAAACAACCGACGGAGCCACAAACGAGGCGGTTCGCGAACACCCACTCCAATAAATAGTCCTGAATTGTCTCGTGTTGCTCAGGTAATGAACCTCGTATTGAGTGAATTAGCAATCCGATATAGGGACGGGTGGAACTGGAACGCGGGCACAGGGGGATGGTTGCGTCTAGGAAATCCTGACTCTGTATCAGACTCGCCACCGTTCCCGGATATAATACTAAATGTCCTGAATAGAAATGTTGAGGAAGCCGAGACGACTCTGGACGAACTTGGACAGAGTGATCAGGGTGCCATACCCAGGACAAACGTAGTCAATGCGATATTGCCCATCAGTCAGGTAACACCTTTGATGCTCGCGGTTTATCTCCGAGATGTACATATGGTGAGGTTCTTGGTACAAAATGGTGCAGACATTAGTCATACCATAGAAATCTTGTCCGACAATGATTATGGACCCCCAGTTCGCACATCGGCTTTGGATATGGCTTATATATTGAACAACAATGACTATCATCCCGACGAGATAGTGATGTATTTACAGCAGAATCAGAGAAACAATTATGATTATTATTAGACATTTTCTCATTGAAATCGCACAAATAGTAGTAATATAAAGAGTTTTTTTACATTACCAATATAATGAATAATAGAGATAATTTGTTTACAAAACTTCCATACGAATTAGTAAATATCATACTTGAATATCACGGGCGCATCAAGTATAAATACAAAATAAAGAATAGTATTGATTACCATAAATTTGTAAATGTAATCCATAAACACGATAATAGATACAATATAATTATACCGATTATCGATAAGAAAATACGTATTATGAAAGAGACTGAGATATCTTCAAATAAATCGGGTTTTAATTTTGTACTCAGTTTTGATAAACATCCTTGTATGATATTATGCTATGAAAATAACATGTCGGTTCCAAATAACTTTTTTATAAGTTATGTAAATATGAAGGAAGAACGAGCAATAATGATTAGTGATATAATAAGAACAATTTATAATTGAGCAGTTTCAATGAGAAAAGGTGTAAAGACCCCACCCTAGCGGTAGATATAATATGATAACTCTCTGAAAAGTCTATGGGTCTGCTGGTATTTCATGTCTGCACATTGGACAACATACACATCTCACCAAATTGTTACTAGTTGAAGCATGCGTCCATCTAGAAGATTTTACAAGATGTTCAACCCAACAACGCGTACAATATGTATGGTTGCACTCCGTGGTGATGACGTCGCGGGTTATTTCCCACGATGAAGTGGGATAAGACCATTTAAATGACGTCGTCATATCCTCGTAACAAATAGGACATTCATTGTCTTCTGGTTTCTCTGGTGGGGTTTTTGCCAGGTCACGCTGATTTCTAAACGCATGCCATCTGGAAACGAGGGCGCCAACCATTTTTTTTTTTGAATATTCTAGCGGAATTGGCCGCAACATATATTTGCGGTTATAATGTCGGCTAGTTATCTGGGTTGATGCATGAACCACTGTGAGGTATTGCGCATAATGGTATGCGACATATCGCAACTCATTTGCGTACAATAGGTTGAAATCAGGACAAAGATCGTGCATCATACAGTTCCACCATTCATCGAGCATCTTTCGTCTTCCATTCATGTTGCTATTACATTTGACCATATGATGAGATGCACTGTTGCAAAACACACATCGTTCTACATCGCATTTCTTATATTTCATTGTAAATAATTGACTATAATTAGTCAGTTGTTTTATGTGTATAGCATACACGTATATTATTCGTTCAATTTTTACTGGGACGTCACATACTCACATACTGGATAGTGGTGTTGTGGGACGTGTAAAATGGGAGACAACTTAATAAGAATTGATTCATTCTTTCCCTACCATCCCTACCGACGAGCTCCTAACTTGGCTCAGTGGGTATAAATGTAAAGTTAGACACAGACAGCATAAGGTGTCTGTGTAGTTGAATTATCATCATGACTCTGTTGCGAAGTGTTAAACACATATTACCTTAACCGGTCGTATATGGATGAACCCTCTGTGGAGCTGATCACTCCCAGTGCAGGTTTGACATGGAGTAGTCTTCGGTGGCTGCAAATATAACGTAGTTTTCCGTGTGGATAGTGGTGATAATTAAATGTTGCATGCGAATTGTTTGGATTGTACTAATCGTAATGGGTAATTGTGTATAAACGACGCGCAATACCAAGTATAGCTTATGTGGTTTATCCATAGCTATGCCCATTCTGTGCCAATTGCAGAAAACAATCTTAGGGGACGCCCTATTTTTTGTTGAAATATAGATGACGACATCAATCGTGGCGCACGGCCGCGACGCGGAGAAGGAGAAAACGTGGTCGCATGTGTAGATAAAGATACGATATTACACCGACCCACCCCCTACAGAAGTAATGTCATACCCTACAATAATGTATTTGTATGTTTGGTGTATTCGGCTAGAGACATGAAGGTACCTGATTGATTAGACCCCTTGTCTAATTTACATTGTATTGTCCAGTCAGGGTTAATATTTATAATTTTTCCATCGACTGGCATAACCATTTCTTTGTAAAAACGCGAGGTTTCAACCCGTAATAACGACTGTCCTTGGGTTACATTGTCGCCAACTTTGACATATGTTTTAACAAATACACTATGTCGTAATTTATAACTCATAAAAGGTGTAAATCCTATTGTCGCAATATTGTTCACTGTAGAAATATATTCATGTGTACAGGTATAACGAATACATCTAGGTATTGTATGTATCATTTTATGTAATATCATATAACCACCTATCTAATATATATACACACTATTATATGTTGGAATTATGCCCGATTTGTGAAATAAAGAGTTGTCGATATAAAGTGTAAACCATGGTTACGGCTAGTGAGTTAACGAAAGGAAATAAATACATTATCTGCGATAAGAATGTGCCGATAGGAACCTATACATACATAGGCACAAAGTCTGGGGTAAATGACCAAGATAAGATGGCAACGTTTCTTATGTTTACTAGTAAACGTGGAGAACATGTATCAACATATGAATGTATAGAAGGGTACGAGATCACCGACAAAGGATTGGTAGAACCAACGATTACAATACACAGCCCCAAATGAAAACATGAAACACACAGATACGAAAACATTTTGTAGTGGTACTCTATAACATGTCATCCAACTCCAATGATAAATGGTTAATACGACTCGTACCTAGGGGTGACGAATCCCTGTCAGCAGTGGAAGGGTGGATAAAAGGACCAGATGGTAACCGATCAGGTATGGTTGCATGGAAAAAATTAAACACAGGAAGAACCACCAAAGCTGATGTGACCGCGTTGGAAGAGTTAATGGGAAATGTAACAATTGGTCAAACATATTCAGTTCCACAAGATGTTAATGTAGAAGAGGCAATGGGATTGATGTTTGCTAGTATGAGTTTGGGGACAGGAGACAAAAAGGCGGGCGGACGAAGGCGTCGACGCCGTTCGACGCGCAGAAAGCGCACGCACAGAAAGCGCACGCACACGACGCGCAGAAAACGCAAGCGCACGCACAGAAAGCGCACGCACACGACGCGCAGAAAACGCAAGCGCACGGCGCAGAAAAGGCGCAGATAGACGCGTTTAGCAATCCAACAATCTAACAATCTAGCAATCTAGCAATCTAGCAATCGTAATATAGAAAGACTATACTACGATTTATCCAACTTATCGATACAAAGCGGGCTGGAATAGGAAATATAATATCATTATACATATATATATATATACATATCATATGTCATTGGCACTTAAAAAACCCATAAAAACAGATGTTGATGAGGAAGATAACGACACTAATCCCGATATATATAGACTAATAACCATGATAAATGGGGAGATTGGTAACATATTCTATGGTCTCAATGAGAGAGAGGAGGTACAGGAAGTGGATACCGATGAAAATAGACGATTAGCAGGATTGATGGATGTAGCCGCCATACCTGGACAAGTAGGACAAACAAGAGTGAAACCAAGTAATGGAGCACCACATAACCGACTAGTTGAAGCATTATTATTCATACGTAATTTTATTAAATTAGAAAGGGATTCACGTAAAAAAAAACAGGCATCGGTCTTCAACGGTGAATATGTCGCATTGTTGGATATTGTAATTAATGACAACGCTATGAAATCCAGAAAGAACTGGACAGGCAAGAAAAGTGATATAGATAGATTAATGTGGACCTTTATTGATTATGTTATTACGAATCATAAAAAGAATAATGCACTGCATATTCTAACACAGTTACTCTATATTATATTTGGTAAAAGTCTGTCCGACCAGAGACAGTTTTCCACAACTGTGAGAGCGATACCAGAGATAAAAAAGAATAATATACCAATAAGTACTTCCCCACGAACAATATGCCATACTATACAAGAATCAGTGAATACCGCATTTATATCAGCAGACAATGCAGCCGTTGCAGGGTTTCTACTCATGCAATGTTCAAATGATTACTTAATGCATGCTCATACTGTTAAGGCAACAATCGGAGGAGAGAAACAACCTATTATGATTCAGAGAGGCGAGGTATGGGCATTATCGATATTATGTGAGCTTGCATCGTCTGGTGGTGGTATTCAAATGTTTGGAAATATTATCAATGCGTATATGACTTATCTCGATAGTGGTGCTATTTATACCGCAGATTCTTATGGTACAAAACTCACAGAGGATGAAATAAACAGTATTTTTTCGGTATTCAAGAAAATTGCGATTGATACTAGTCCTCCTGTTTCTACTAGTCTTAGTATTGGTTCTGACAGTCCTATTCCACCTGTTAAGCAAACCGGTATTAATACTTTTTGTAGCAAAATTAAAACTATAATTATTGACCAGAAGTATAATACAAACTCTAAACTTATTGAAGAATGTTTTAACCAACTTTTTGCTAAGTCTGGAGAGGCGTTTAACCAACATGAAACAGACCTTCATGGGTGTGTATGTTCTTTCATTGAAGAACTTAGTTCCATCGGTGAACTTAATGAAACATGCCTTCTTTTTGCAAAACTTTTGAAAACTGTAGCTGTATTCAACCCGACATTGGCTAAGGACATAGATGTGTCTCACTGGGCGAAACACATTGCAGACGAGGTTTATACTGGGTTATGGGGAGAGGGAGAGACTAGGGGAGAGGGAGAGACTAGTATTACACCTGGTCAATCTCATACTAATAAAGAATACAACAACTGTCTTGATGCGCTGATAATACCATTGCTTGATATGATATGCCATGATTTTGAATCATTGCCTTCAATTATAAAACTTATGGAATACATATCAACCGGATATAATGTAAAAAACCTAATACAAAACAGAAATAATCCTGGCAAATCATATGACGTAGTTAACAAAATTAAAAGTTATCAACATTCAAATGGCTCTATTAAAACCACTGAAGATGCGGTTCTGACTGTATGTTGTGATGTAGCATTGTCGTTCTGTGCGACACTGGTAGACGGCAAGATAAGAGTTCGGTTGGATCATCAACATAATTTGTTTCTAGACCATGAAATTATTGGAATGAAAGTTCCATGCGTTGATATATCCTTCCTATACACGAGTATCCTAAAAACTTCTCTAGCCAACGTCTCAGTGAATAAAAGACTTTATTGTACAATCGATCTTGGAAAGGCGAACATGGAGCCCTTCGCAGAGTTTCTCCGGGCTATTCCATTGAATACTTGTGTAACAGCACTCAGTTCTGCTGCAACAACCCTAGAGAATGCACTTGGATATATAGAAAAAGGCGGCAATGCAGCTGACCTTCGACAAGTATTAAAAGACACATCTGTGGTAGTAATTCGTTCACCAGCGGATGATGTAGACCCAGGTGGGAAATATATGGGAAAACCTTATTACATTGATTCAGAACCAGTGGTATACCACCTAGAAGCCTCAGGTATAACAGTTATCATTGAGGAGGTATCTCGTCATTTGAATCATGGTGCTGCGAATACAGAATGGTTGAAGTATATGATTGATAATACTTCTACTAGTGGTCAATATATATTTCCGCATAGCAGTAATCTTGTACAATCACTCAATGGGTTACTGTCACATGATGACAATGAAAAGATTAAGAATAAGATCACAGACTATTATACGAGAGCAGCCGGTCCTGATGATAAAATTACACTAAATGATTATTATACAGGCGAGATTGACCTAGCCTTAGGAACGTTATTAAATACGATATGGGAACCAACTAAGATTAAAGAGAAATTATGTAATACGATGAAACAATTGAAAAACTTCACATATAGGAAGTATTTGGATAATAGAACAAGGGGGGGGGATATCACGATTGACATATCAAGAGATGTTGCATTAGTGGTATTAAAACGTGCAATACCTGCAGATGCTGGCGAAAATGACCACCTCAAAATTGGCGTTGTCGGCGTGTCAGATGTACAAAAACACATTCTAAAGGGTTACCTCGAACCTGTTGTATCTATTTTTAATAGCATACATGATACCCTTTGCGTTACGGAAATATCAGTGGGGAACATAATAATGGGATTTCTGAGTATGGTGTTGTTTAGTGATATGAATAACTTAGGAAATGAAATAACCGCACAAGTATATGTCTCATTATTGAGTAGAGTAGTAGGGGATATCTCTACCATAGATAACCAAATACCTCGGACTGGCTCTGTGAGATTTAGAGGGATGATATCTGAAGATACAGACTCAGTTTCAGTTGAATACTATACCAGTAAAGCCAAAGGGAAAGGCAAACCCCCAATGTTTAATTCTGCGCTTTTGAATGAGTTGGCAAGAAAATCTAGTAGTGAACAGCACATCACGCATACAATAAGACCCATTGACACTGATCGTGCAGTCGGATTGGGGTTTGGTACTCCTGTTACAGGTAAGGTAAAAGTAATCAGTACTTCATTCTCAGCGCAGAAGCCGGTTGGGATATCAAATAACAGCCCTGATTTAGACATACGCAGGTATAAACAGATGTCTGATATGAGACACTGGCAAGATGGTCCGGTTGGTATGGTCCATGGCAATTCCAAAGGTATGGGTTTGCCAAAGGGGACTGGGTTAAGATTTAACCGATTGGGTGATGGTTCTGGTGATCAAAATATGCAGCAGGATGATATGACTGGAGAGGGTGAGGATGGTAGTGTTATAGACCCACTATATAATAGAAAAAGAAGCCCAAGCACCGCATCAACAAAATCATCAGGATCATCAGGATCAGACTCTACCATCAAGAAGCACCCACTTAAAAAGGCAATGATAATTAGTACGTCTGCCGAGAACACAAATCTTGCTCTGCTGCCGCAGGTAGCGTGGGTGCAGGCACCAGGGGCGCAGGCACCAGGGGCGCAGGTAGTACCCGGGGCGATGCAATTGGATCATAATACTTCTTCTTATCTACCTTTTATAAAATCCAGAAAAGACGGCGGTACGCGCAAGGCGGGCGGCGCGCCCGTACGCGGTGGACACACCAACACGCGACGCAAACGCAAAAGCAATGCGAATCACAAACGCAAAAACAAAACGCGTCGCACCATGCCTCACAAAAGCAAAAACAAAAGCAACAATAAGCGCACGCGTACGCGCACGCGTACGCGCACGCGAGGTGGTTCTCGGTCAAACACACCAGTAACTAGTCTTGAGCAATGATGAGTATTCGGTTGAGATAGTGGTGTATGTACAGAATCATACATGAATCTGAATCTGAATAAGGAGAGAGCGAGCGATAACGTGCGTCCAGTAAACCCATTTTTCATCCCATGTAAATGTACATTATGCGATTCTTTCTAGGATTGTTCGCGCTAGCGACGTTTATGAGCACCTCATTCATGGGTGCATTTA